CTGCTGGAGCTATTGTATATCAAGATGGACTTTTCTTATATTCTCACCATGCTACTGACCCTTGTAGTCAAAAATTAGTGAATGCTTTTGACTTAGTGAGATTACATAAATTCGGACATTTGGATATCCAAGCAGATATTAAAACTCCTGTGGCCAAACTACCTTCTTGGCTGGCTATGAAAGAATGGGTATTCGCTAAGACTCCAGTCAATTCAGATTTACTTAAAGAGAGAAGGCAAAAAGCAATAGCTGAGTTCTCAGTCTCTAATAATCCTGATGTAGATGCCGTTGAGGGTGTATTAGTTGAAGAAGATAATAGCTGGACAGAAGATCTTGTATATAATGCTAAAGATAGTTCTAAAGTACTTAATTCTCTTGCTAATATAATGCTGATTTTAAGAAAAGATAGAGAATTAAAATTTAAAATCTTCAAGGATATTTTCTCTTCGAGAATACTTGTAAGAAAAGATGTGCCTTGGGATAGAAAATTTGAAGCTGATGACAGATTATGGACTGATACAGACGATGCAGGTCTTAGATGGTATTTAGAGAGTACTTATGGAATCACGTCTACAAATAAAATTATAGATGGAGTTAATCTAATCGCAGAAGAAAATGCAGAAAATAAGGTTGCTACTAGAATTCAATCAACTTTATGGGATGGAGAAAAAAGACTAGAAACTTTATTTATAGATTATCTAGGCTGTGAAGATAATGTATACACTAGAGAAGTTTCAGAAAAATCATTAGTAGCTGCCGCTAAAAGAGCTATTTATGGTGGGATTAAATGGGATAATATGCCTATTCTAATCGGGCCACAAGGTGTAGGTAAGAGTACATTTTTAAAACTATTAGGAATGGAGTGGTATAACGATAGTTTGGTTAATGTGGAAGGTAAAGATGCTTGTGAATTAATTCAAGGAAGTTGGATCTTAGAAATGGGAGAACTTAGTTCTTTAAGAAAATCTGAGATGAACTTAGTTAAAAACTTTTTAAGTAGGACTGATGATGTCTTTAGAGCATCGTATGGGCGTAGAGCCCAAAAATATCCAAGGAGATGTGCCTTCTTTGGAACTGCAAATGATACTAACTTTTTAAGAGATGAAACAGGGAATAGAAGATTTTGGCCAATAGATTGTTTTATATTAAAACCTAAAAAATCTATCTTTGATGACTTGAAAGATGAGTTAGATCAGATATGGGCTGAGGCTTGTGAACTTGCAAAAGATAAATCTTATAATTTAGTTCTATCAAAAGAAGCATTAGAATTAGCTGTAAAAGAGCAAGATTCGCATTCAGAAGATAATGTTTACAAAGGAATTATCCTAGATTACTTAGACAAGAAAATACCTAAAAATTGGAATACTATGGATTTATTTGCTAGAAGAACATATCTGAATGAATATGAAACTATGACTCTACAATATGATGAAAAAGATTTGGTATTAAGAGATAAAGTGTGTGCCGCTGAAATATGGGAAGAAGCTTTAAAAATGGATATTAGATATCTAAAAAAGAGCGACAGCATTGAAATTAATAAGATTTTATCTACCCTATTCCAATGGGAAAAAGTAAAACAAGCATCTAGGTTTGGAAAATACGGAGTTCAAAGAGGGTACAAAAGAAAAATATAAAACTAAAAATTTTGAAACTTTCTAAGTGTAACTTTTTTAAAATGTAACATTCTATAAAAAATGCTTGTAACTCTCTTTTTTGATGTTACACAGAAAGTTACACAGAAAGTTTCATAAAAAAACATTGATATTATTAGTATTATTATATATTTGTAACTTTGTAACTTTCTTTTCTATATTAATATATAAAAATAAAGAAATAAAGGGTATATATATTCTATAAAATCTATAAATCCTATATTTATATACATATATAGGAAAAAAAAGAAAGTTAGTTACGTTTCAGATTGGGGAAAATTAATGAAAAAAAGTGAAAGTGAAATTGAAGCATATTTAGTTAAAAGTGTAAAAAATAAAAAGGGCTTATGTATGAAGTGGACTTCTCCAGGAAATGCAGGAGTACCTGACAGAATAGTTATAGTTCCTGGTGGAGATGTCTATTTTGTGGAGCTAAAAGCAGAGGGTAAAAGAGAGAATTTATCCCCTTTACAGAGAATTTTTTTAAATAAACTTAAAAACTTAAATTGTGATGCGAGAGTTATAGCATCTTTCAAAGAAGTAGATAAGTTTATAGAGGAGGTGATGCCAAATGAAGTTTATACCGCATGAATACCAAAAATACTGCATTGATAGAATGATAACTGATGATAAGTTAGGGCTTATGTTGGATATGGGTCTAGGGAAAACTATTATAACTCTATCTGCAATAGCAGATTTAAAATTTAATAGATTTGAAGTAGGAAAGGTATTAATAATAGCCCCGAAAAAAGTCGCAGAGGCTACCTGGACAGATGAGATAGCAAAATGGGATCATTTATCCTTACTAAAAACATCTCTTGTTTTAGGGGGTCTACAGAAGCGTATAAAGGCACTTGCAAAAACAGCAGATATTTATGTCATAAATCGTGAGAATGTAACCTGGTTAGTCGGTTACTATAAAAATGCATGGCCATTCGATATGGTGGTACTTGACGAGTGGTCTAGCTTTAAAAATCATCAATCTAAAAGATTTAAAAGCTTAAAAGTTATTAGAAATAAAATAACTAGAATAGTTGGACTTACTGGAACACCAGCACCAAATGGACTGATAGACTTATGGGCTCAATTATATTTGCTGGACCAGGGAGAGAGATTAGAAAAGACTATCGGGAAATTTAGAGAAAGATATTTTGAACCAGGACAAAGGAACAGAACCGTAATTTTTAATTATGATGCCAAAGAAGGATCCAATGAAGCCATACATGAAAAGATATCAGATATCTGCATATCCATGAAAGCAGAAGATTACTTAGAACTCCCTGACATAATCTATGAACAAGTACCAATAGTTTTAGATAGCAAAGCTAAGAAGTCTTATGATGAGCTTGAGAAAAAAGCTATTCTTGAGCTTGAAGACACTGAAATTACAGTTGCAAATGCTGCAGCACTGTCTAACAAGTTATTACAATTAGCAAACGGAGCTATCTATGATGAGAATAGAAAAGTCTTTGAAGTTCATGACTGCAAGATTGAAAGATTTTTAGAGCTAATAGAACAGTTAAATGGGAAACCTGCACTAGTATTCTATAATTTCCAACATGATAAGGACAGAATAATTGAGGCTTTAAAAGATTCTAAATTAAGAATAAGGCTTTTGAAAACTCCACAAGACCAACTAGATTGGAATAAGGGTGAGATAGATATATTACTAGCCCACCCAGCAAGTGCAGCTTATGGGCTTAACTTACAAGCTGGAGGTAATCATGTGATATGGTTTGGGCTTAATTGGAGCTTGGAATTATATCAGCAGGCTAACAAAAGACTACACAGACAAGGGCAGACAGAAAAGGTAATAATTCACCATTTGGTTTGTAAAGAAACTAGAGACGAAGAGGTAATGGAAGCTTTACAAAACAAAGGAGATGTACAAGAGGCACTTGTTGAAAGTCTGAAAGTAAGAATTATGAAAGTCAAAGAAGCTGAAAAGAAAAACAAGGAGCAGATATGAGAACATTTGGATGTATATATTTCTATGTTTCTGGTGGAAGTATAGAGAAAACACAGGACTATGGAAATGAAAAAGACGATAAAAACTATAAACTTGGTAATTACTTCTTAGATTCTACAGAAGCTAAGCAAGTTTTGGAATCTAAAGAATATAGAGAGTTTTGGGCTAAGGTAAGAGCAGGAGAGATTGGAGGAGATGAATAATGACACAAGAAATAATCAAAATAGTAGGGATAGAAGTGCAAATGCCATAT